ATTTATTTTAAAGACTTTTTTTATTGCCTGGTTGGTGATAATGAATAGTATAAATGGCTAGTAATCTAGCCTATTAATAATAAGATATTAGCTTATTCAAGCCGATTTAAAGGGTACTAGATATTAACTATAATATTTAAAACGCTTAGAATGGCTTGTGGAGGGACACATAATTAATTAAATGTCAACAATGGAAGATAAAACAGAAGATAAAATTAAATTAGGGAGAAAGCCTAAATTTTCAGATCCAGAGCAACTGCAGACAAAAGTACAGGAATATTTTAGATATTGTAAAGAATCGAAAGATCCTATTTGTATAACTGGATTATGTGTATTTTTAGGAGTTTACAGGGATTATTTATGGAATTTAGAAAAAGAGAATCCAAAATTCTCCGACACTATAAAGAGAATTAAGGAAGTAATAGCATACAGTTACGAAAAAGGAGGTATAATTGGCAAAATAGCACCTGCCCAAGCTATATTCTTACAGAAAAATATGGGATTCACAGATAAAACAGAAATAGACGTCAAACACTCCGGCCAAGTAGATCTTGGCGGTGTATTTGATAACATTGACAAGGAATAGGCACTATATATAGGGGCGAACACATAGCGAACACCCACCCACCCATCATATTTAGCTAACATTAGGGGTGTATGAGCGATACTTCGTAAAATGTTTATTAAGTGAAGTATTAATGTATCGTTCGCATTCTGTTCGCTTATAAATATAAATCGAGAAAATTCCGAGCGACCCCGCGGGTATATCCAGGATAAGTATATATATCGGACAAAAATCCCGAGGGCAATTTTTTACAATCCACTTGACAAAACATTAAAATTGTGTCCTATGTCAATCATCCAAGCCCTGCAGTACTTCATACTATCAAACATCGAAGCCGCAATAACAGCAGGAATCCTTATTATAATCACATATTCGATAGTTCTAATATATATTTATTTTTTGAAATAATATGCCAAGACTAACAAAAGAACAACTTAAAAAGATAAAAAGCAAAGTATCACTTAGAAAGAAAAAAACCCCAACCACATCAGGAACCCTAGCAGAAGGCTTAGGGAAGAGAGGAACAACATTTGCCAGCAGAACACTAGGGAAAGGCTTTAAAAGCCTCTCCACCACAGCCAAGAAGAAATTCCTGACAACACTATCCAAAACCGGCTCAGCAGCCAAAGCCGCCGCAGTATCTAAAGCAGGAGCTGTATCTACAACTATGCTTGCATCCGCAGCCGCACCATTAGCTTTAGGAGTGGCAGGCTCATTAGCAGCCTCTAAGATTGTAAAAACATCAAGAAAAACAAAGAAAGCCCAAGACAGACTTTCGAAACAATCACAAACAAACCAAGATGTAATACTTAAGAAACTCAGCAAGAAGCGCAAAGAGAAACGTAAAGCTTTTCTAGCTAAGAAGAAGTAATAAATGAAACTAATAACAAAATTCTTCACAGAAAACTTCACCCCCACATCCCTAGAAACAACAACACTAAAGGTATTAACACCCACAGCACTAGCTATTGTATTGGTATATATATTAAACAGTATATTTTAGTATTATTAATCTTCTATCTAAAGATAGGAAAATAGATGTGAGTTCTTAACCTAACTTGTGAGGGGAAGCTATTATATAGCCAAGCCCTCTCTCGGCAAAGCCATGGCGGACAATCCGTTCCAGCACTGGATAGTGCATGGCGGATGTCTAGCAAAACCGATGCCAAGTTAGGTAGAGGATTAATAATACTAAATGAAAAAAGATAAATTAAAAATTGGAGAGTTCACAATATCAGAGTCAGTCTATGATAAAGACAATGTATGTATTGAAAAAGAAGATGGAGAAGGAGGAGATTTTAAAATTGTTAAGCTAGAGAAATTTATAAAACTCTTCTATGAACTAAACTTTTAATATGAATTTTTTAGACCCCCTTTGCCCACATAAAAACTTAGTAGATACAGTCACATATTTATACGGGAATAATTACCACGTAGGATTCTGCAAAGACTGTATGAGACTATTAAGTAGTGTAGAAGTAAGGAGACCCAATCAACAAAATATTTAAAACCTAGATTGCTATGTCTATGAAAATAAAACTAAACAAGTTAAAACAACCAAATAAATTTATTTGTTCACACTGCGAATCAATCGCAGTAGCAACAGGGAATGTTATTGATACATACTGCCCAGGAGAAAAGGATGAATTTAACTACGGAACCTATGAATATAAATGTAAATGTAAGACAACTCAATCTGAACACTTATGGAGAGATCACCTTACAATAGACTTTGAATGGCAGCTTAAAGGAAAAACACACATTACCCTCCCAAAAGCAATAAACAATGAATCAGGTAATGAAATTGTTATATATAAAGAGAATGATACTTATTACATGGAGTTAATAACTTAGATTGCTATGTCTAAACAGCCTACTAAAGCACAAATACAAAAGAACCTTGAAATAATGATACCGAAGTGGCAGAAGAACCCACTTCTTTTTGTTGAAAGTATGTGGAAATTAACACCGCAACCAGTAAAACCGCAATATCAGACTGCTGTAAGGATACTTATCGAACAACACAAACTGCAAGATATTAAAGCTGAGTGGTTTGAGCCATTTCAGAGAGGTTTACACCTTACCTGGCAACAATGGCTTATATTTCTCTGCATTAAAGCAGCAGTAAACAACAAGCAGTCGAAACGTATCAGCATCTCCAGCGCTCATGGGATCGGAAAGTCCTGCTCAATCTCACTAGTTGTAATTTGGAGATTATTCTGTTTTAAACTAGCTCAGATTGGAGTTACAGCCCCAACATCCCAACAGCTTAAGGATGTGTTATGGAAGGAGATGGCTATATGGATAGGAATGATGCCACCTTATTTTCAACCTTATTTCGATTGGCAGTCCAATTACATACGTATGTCCCAAGACTCAGAGAAGTGGTTTGCATCCGCGAGGACATCCAGAAAAGACAGCACTGAATCATTGGCCGGTATTCACGGTCCAGCGGTTACAGTTATTGCAGATGAGGCCTCTGGTGTATTAGATGAGTTATTTAATACTATGGAGGGTTCACTTACTGAAGAAGACATACTTGTAATATTAATTTCGAATCCAACAAGATTAGCTGGTTATTTTTGGGAAACACATAAAAAGCCAGGCATATCAGAAAAATGGCAACATTTACAATTTAGCAATATAGACTCACCGGTAGTTAGGGATGATTATGGGCAGGGGATTATAGATAGGCATGGTAGCAATTCAGATGAGTATCGAATCAGGGTCCTAGGACAATTTCCGAGAGCAGATGCAGTTGATGATAAAGGTTACACTCCGATACTGGGAGCAAAAGACATCCGTGAAATAGAGAACCCAACACAATTAGAATGGGTAGGAGAACCTGTTATGGGTATTGATCCAGCAGGGGAAGGACGGGATAAAAGTGTATGGGTAATTAGGGATCAGTTCAAAGCAGCGGTAGTTAAGGAACAAAAGACATCCACACCGAAAGAGATTGCCAATATAACAAGAACATTAGCAAAATTACATAAAGTTAAAGCAGAAAGGATAGCCGTAGACTCATTCGGGATAGGCTCAAACGTAGCGGCGGAACTAGCCTCAGAGGCTTTCCGAATAAAACCGGTTAATGTAGGTGACACTCCAAAGAAGGACCAAGATAAGGAGCTTTACCTTAATCTCCGCTCCCAGTACTTCATGGCACTACGAAAAGCAATCCTTTCCGGATTCGAGCTTATAAGGAATAAGGCTTGGATATATGAGTTACCTACTATTAAATATTGTCGGAATGCAAAGTCAAAGATACAAATCATGGCGAAGAAGGATATAAGGAAGGAATCCGGGAAGAGCCCAGATTATGCCGATGCGCTTTCTTTAACTTATGCAATAGACTCTAAAAAAGGAGCTATTAAAACAACCACTAGGTCACAACGTAACAACCAACCTAACAATCAATCAAGAATTAAAACATCAAATAATATACATTCAGCTATATAAATATGCCAAATACAAATAAAACTAAATCTCCAGCAGTAGTAGCCTTAGAAGAAGAAACAAAGGCCGGACAAGAACAGCCAACTCTAGTTCTATCTCAAGAACAAAAGGATAGGCTCAATGCGAATATTGAAAAAATCAACCGTGCCAAACGTCAAAGAGACCAAAAATATGATTATTTCGATAGTAGGACGTATGAGGAGGATTATGTCACTAATGAGCGTGCATCCAATACATATTTAAGACCAAAGATAAATGACGATGAAGTTAGAGTTGCGACACCAACCACTGAAAAGCGTGGTGATGTTATCTCTAATGAGGTTCTAGCAATGAATCTTCAACCTGAAGCGGTAGCTTATGACTTAGAGGATAACGAGATCAAGGAGCTTGGAAGAGATATGATGGATATTGTTAAGCGTACTGAAGACCTAGAAAAAGCTGAGGATTTTTGGGAAGCTTTTCTTAGAGAGCTTAGGATTCAAAGAGCTGCTTTTTTTGAAGAAGTAGATGAATACATAGTTATCAACAAGCGACCCACATCACCAAACTCCCCAAATGGATACCAAAAAGAGAAATTTCCAACTGGTCGTCCACAAATCATCCACAGGGCTGTAAAGAACCATATTTCAGGGATGAGAGTGTATCTTGGTGATATTTCTATACCAGCATATTTATTTCAGTATAAACAACCATATATATGTGTATATACAAGAAGGACATACGCAGCCACAAAAAGTATTTATCAGAAGTGGTCCAGATGGGAACACGTAAATGCCGGGAAAGGATCGGGTAAAACTGAACTTAATCCTATGAATTATAGGATGAATGATATTGGGGAACAAGAAGTGGAGGAAATTAAAGTCCTCGATCCAATCAATAATGAATACGATATTATACTTAATGGTATTCCAATGATGGAGAACTCAACTCCGTTACCTTATACTGTGTTACCTGGTAGAAGATATAACATACAGATGATTGTATCGAAGATGGTATCACCAGATTTTGCATACGGAAAAGCAGATGTAGCCACCGCTAAGACATTACAAGCTGTTGATGAGGAAATATTAAGAGATATAATTAGGAAGTTTAGGCAAGGTATTGATCCTGCACTTGGGACCACATCAGGACAGATTTACTCTAAGGATATACTTGAGGCTAGTAATGTAGTTGAGGGTATTGAACCTGGTGATATATTTAAACTTGATCCTGAGAATAAAGGTGTTACAAATTCAGAATTTTCTGTTTATCAGCTTATTAAGAAGGAGGTTGAGGAAGCTATTGGGCAAGGATCACTACAGTCAGGGCAAGCAGCCTCAGGTGAGCAAACAGCTACAGAAATTGAGCAATTACAGACCAATGCGCTTAAACAACTAGGTATGATTGTTGCAGCATTTATGAGAGCTAAGAGAGATGCACCATTACTACGTATTTATAATCTTTGGGAGAATTTTACTAAACCGACAAAGAGGTTACTTGACCCTACATCTGAGATTATTACTGATGTTTTTGAAAGATTTACTATAACCGCTGGAACATTTTCTGATGGTACTAAAGGTAAAAAAGTAGTTCAGTTTGCTGATAGGCTACCAACACCAGAAGAAGAAGGGGCTATGTTCGATTTCGAACAGAGTGAAACAAAGAAAGGAAGACCTACAAGAATCAGGGTTATAAATGTTAAGGCTTTAGCAAAACTACCTATAATGATGCACATTGTAGTTAATAGACAAAGGAGAGAAGGTTCAGCCCTTGAAAGAATAATGTCACGAGAGAGATTCCAGGAGGCAGTAGAAATAGGACAAGTAATAGGAAGACAGCCAAACCCTGATAAAGTTATTGAAGAGTTTAATAGCGTACATCAAGTAAGTGATTATTTCTTACCACCACAACAGCAAGGACAGCAAGCATCACCAGAAGAACAACAGTTATCCAATGAAATAGGGAATGCAGATAGATCAGCTACCGGTTCAAAGATGACAGAGGGAGTAAGAGCACCAATACAAAGACAATCATTATCAGAGCTAATGAAAACTAAATAAGATAAATAAATTGCTATGTTTAATCCACTGAAATATTTTAAAAGTAACAAACAACTTAAACAAGAATTGAAAGAAACAAAAGAAAAGCTAAAAGACTATAAAAAGGTCTGCCACTCACTTTTAGAGAAATCAACACCAGAAATAGTTATAGAAAAATTACTAGACCGTCCTATAAAATGGTATGACCAAACAAAACTAGCCAAAGATGAACAGCTAGGATATTACACTGAAGCACAGGCAATCCTCAGATCACCAGTATTCAAGAATGAGAAGGAAGCATTCATCACCGACCTCACCAAAGAGATAGCAACGAAATCACCAAACCATGAACACACCATAGCGCTAAGATATTCAATCAACGGCATTCAGACTTTATGGGAGAGATTCGGAAATATAAAAAATCCAGAAGTAACCCCGAAAGAAAGTACGGACCCACATTCATCACTTTAATAATTAAATAGCTCACAGTCACCTACGGACTTGCAAGCGTAGAGAGGAATTGAGCAACCAAAAACATGCCAGAAGAAATTACACTGGACGACGGTACAAAAGAAACCGTCTATTTCCAGGACGAGGTTGACGGCTTTAAAGCCGGAGCCGAAAAAAACAAAGAACGTAAAGAGATTCTTACAAACTTGAAATCATCATTAAAACTAGATGAAGATGAAAATTTAGTTGATGTAGTCAAAGAATTATCTGAATCAAATTTTGCTAAGTATCGAGCTAAAGGAAAAGCAGATGCAAAAACAGCAAAAAATGCAGGGGTAATAAATGATGAAAATGGTAATCCGATTAATGAAAATCAACCATTATCAGGTGATGAAATTAACAAACAGATTGATGAAAAAGTAGCAGCAGCAATTAATAACGCAACAAATTCAGCTGTTAGAACACAAGCACTTTCACAATTTTCACAAGAAGATCAAGATGTAATTAAACCACATTTTGATAAATTAATGACAAGCTATCCAGATGATTTGCAAGACAACATGGAAATGGCTATCGGGAAAGCATTCCCAAATGGAACACCAGATACTATTCGACAAACATTGAGTAGTGCTGGAGGCCTAGGCCCTGTTGTTAAACCAGCAGGTCAAAAAGATAGTTTTACCGATACAGATGAAGGTAAACAAGCATTATCAGATTTATTGCCAGACAATGTTAAGAAGGCAATAGCTGATAAAGAGAAATAATAAATAACATTAATTTATCAAATATATGGAAAACAATAAAACAAACGCAGATCCATTAACACCTGAAGAAAAAAAGGACGAAATGGTCCCACTATCAATGCTTCAGGATATGATGGATGAGATCAAAGAATTAAAAAAAGGTCAAGTTGAATTAGCTAAAAAGGGAGATAAGACTGATGAAGAACCAGAGAAGGTTCAAGGAGACACTATGAGACTTCTTGAATACACCAATCAATTAGTAGTAAGTTTTAATGAAGAAAGAGGCACTTGGAAAAAATACGATAAAGAAAGAAGAGAAGATAAAATCTACATGGAAGTGATGCTACAAGACAAGGACAAGAAACAAACAAAGATTGAAGTAGATTACATGGACTTAATGCAAGAAGGAAAGTTGGTTGATTGTGAAGTAACAGACACAAAAGTTACACCTATTGAGGATAAAGGAAAATTAATTAGAACTAGAGAGGTGCGAGATTATAAGACTGTAGAGACCAGAAACAAGGTTAGACAAGTTGTTAAATCTCAAGACGTACTAGTTTCATTAAAAGTTCCTGCACCTTACAACACTGAAGTAGTTCTAAATACTAAATACGTTAATATCAAATAATATGACAAAAGATAAACAGCTAGAAGCTGAAAAGAAAAACTCTATCCCACAGAATCAATCAAAATTAGCGAAGGATTTACTAAAAATCATTGCTGAATCTGATGTGAGACTCGGAGATAGATTATCTGTTGATGAAGAGCATATTAAGTATAAGGAAGCCACCTTGAAAATGATTAAACTAATGTTTAATAAAGATGTAGACTTACTAGAAGTAGAAATTCTATTTCAATTAATGCTACAGGCTATAAGTGTTTTCAGGGGGACAGTAATGGGATCAATCGAAGTTTCACAAAATCAAGCATTGAAGAAATTCTGGGGCAAACACCCAGATGAACTTACAATGCAAGATATTGAGAAGAAGTTGAAGGAAGATTGTTACACATATAATATGTATAAGTGTATAGAATGTGGAGTTCAGGATGATAAAAGGATTGAAAAATGTTCGGTTTGTGGCGGTGAAATAAAGAAGATAGAAGGAAAAACAAGAAAGGATTTTAAAAGAGGATAAATAAAGATATATGGTAGTCAAACACATTGACTACCACAATCTCGAGTTATCCGAGTTAGATAACAAAACTTCATGGAAAGCAACCATCGCATCAAAGGCTATTCTTTCCGGAGAAGACACTCCGTCAAAAACGTATTGAGAGAATTTTATTAATTATTAATACAAAAAAATTATGTTTTTAAGAGAAACAGGTAGACCGAGATTATATTCGTTGACTAATACTATTACAACTGATTATAATCTAGGTGATTTGATTACTGCAGATGCATCTGGAGGTTTTATTCCAGGTGACGCTACTTCAGGTGATTTTTACGGAATTGCTGCTGAAGAACTTTCTTCAACAGATGATAGATATATAACAGCAGGAGAAATCAGTGTAGACCTTTTAAGTCCAGGTGACTTAATCAGATGTGATGATGTAGATGGTACTTTAACAGCCGCAATGCAAGGAACAACTATGGACCTTTCAAATGCAGAATCAGTTAATGCTGCTGGATCATCTAAGCTAGTTGTTACTTGTGTTAAATACATTTCAGCTACTGAAGGTATTTTCATGATTAACGCTTTAGCTAATGTATATAGAGTAGCCACAACTTAATCAAGGTAAAATTATTATTAACTAAAATTTACTATTATGTCTAAAACAAGATTAGTTAGTGCTTATGCCTTCGATGAGTTGACAGATTTGATTGATAAATCATTTTTAGTAATTCAACAATTCGAACCTAAGGCAGCAGAGCAGTTCTATATTCGACAAACTATTCCAGCAGGAACAGGCGAATTTAGAAGATTTGACGAAATGGATACTGAGGATTTCGCGCGTACAATGGAAGAAGGCGAAGATGCTTCAAAAGTAACAGTTGCGCATGGTTATAATAAAACTATGCAAATGAAACGTGTTGCTTCTGAAATCGACATCACTTTCAAAATGCGTTTGACAGGAAAGGATAAAGAAATCCAAAACAAGATCACAAGCTTAAATCACTATTGTCCACAGAGGAAAGAATTAGATTTGACTCACAAATTTACATTCGCAACAGCTACATCTTATGTAGATATGGATGGAAATACTATTGATAACACTGGTGGTGATAGTTTACAGCTAGCTTATTCAGCTCATACTCTAAAACATTCAAGTTCTACTTGGAGAAATAGAATCGCTAATGATCCTGCATTTTCAACTGGATCACTAGAGTTAGCTGAAGAATTAGCTTCAACTAACATTTTGAACAACCTAGGTGAAACTAGAGAATTTAATTTCAATGTTATTTTCTCAGGTAAACATCCTCAAACAGTTCGAGATATTAGAAAAACTTTAGAAAGTACTGGTGATGTTGATGAAGTAAACCCAAGTATTCTAAATACTTACACAGGTTACAGACAAATTGTTCTACCGAAATTGGCTACTGATGCAAACGGTGCTTACGATTCTGCAAAACGTAGATGGTGGGGTATTGCTGCAATGGGTCAACTTCAAGCTTACTACGGTGTTTGGGAAGAAAACAACCTTAAATCTCCAACAAGCATGAACAACGGAGAAGACATTCATAATGATAACTGGACTTACGGTTCAAGAATGAGTTACAACTCAATCTTCGTGAGCGCAAGAGGTTTGATTATGAGTTGTCCAACTAGTTAAATTATTCTTAACATATAGGTTATGGGGAGTCATACGACTCCCCTAGGCGGTGGTGGACCTATAATAAAAAAATATGTACACAGAAAATTCTGGATATGGCTTAAAAGAAATGATTAGAGCACATATCCAACTTCCAGTTTTTGGAAAAATATTAATTGTATGTCCTACATCTGATCCTAATTATGATAGGCTTACACAAATGGCTAAACCAGATTCTTCTGGAGATGCTACAGCAATTCGTTTATACACCACTTTAGAACTTGCATACGCAGCAGCAACAACAAACCAGAATGATGTGATTTTACTTTCAGGTAATTCAAATCACGCTGTAGCAGCTGGTATTGCTTGGACTAAATCAAGAATTCATGTAATCGGCATGGATGGTGGTGATAGATTGGTACAACAAGGATCTAAAGTACAAGGTGCTTCAACAAGCGCTTATGTAATTAAGGTTACTGGTACTAGAAATACTTTCAGAAATGTTAAGTTTATTCAAGCTGGTACAACTGGAACATCTCTTCATGTTCTTGAAGAAGGTGCTGAAGGTTCAGTTTATAAAAACTGTTCATTCGTATTCGGTGCAGTTAATAATCTTGATGAAACAACAGCTACTGAAGTTCTTTGTGGCTCTGACTCTGCAACATTCCTTAATTGTTTGTTCGGAACAGAAACATTATTGACTTCTGCCGCTAGAGCAGTATTCACTATTGATCAAGTTACAGCAAATCAAGAATTTAAGAGTAATATCTTAAAAGATTGTATCTTTGTAGTTTCTTCATCTGATGCTGATGCACTTCTTTTGAAAGTTGCAGCAAACACAGACGTACTATTTACAAACCTATTTATCAATCCGATAATGATGGCTTCAATAGATACTACTGGAGGTATTGCATTAACAATCGCAGCAGCTTCTGCTGGTTCTCTTGTAAAGGGAACATTGAATTTTGCAAATCTTTCAACATTCAACTGTGGAAGTTTCATGACAACATCTGATCAAGTAATGGTTACTGGTAATATTCCAACCGCTGCTACTTCAGGTATTGCAGTTACACCAGCTTAATAATTAATATAAATCTTTATGAAAAGTAAAAAAGATGTAAAAAAGATTAAAGAAGTATTGATTGTGAAGCAAGAGACTGTCGAGGTAAAGGGTGAATCGAAAATCAAATATACACTTTCTGATGGAAGTGTTCAATATAAAGGACTTTAATCTTCTGAAGGAGAGGGCTTACACCCTCTCTCATTAGAAGATTAAATTAATTAAATAATTATAATATTATGAGACAATATCAAGAATACACAATATTTAGTGGTAAAGGCACTACTGGTATCGGTATTAATATCTTAGCTGAAGATTTCAAACACGCTATCTTCTCAATCGCTAGTGATGGCGGTGGTGATGCAGCAGCTACTGTAAAAATAGTAGGCTCTGTTTCAGAAGATGCACCAAATTTTGCAGCTGCTCAATCTGTATCAAATATGTATGACTTCATACAGTTAGTTGACTATGAAGATGGTTCGGCTAAAAACGGTGATGAAGGAATCGTCTTCTCATCTGCTGACGACTATAGACTAGCTGAAGCGAATGTGAATGGTTTAAGATACTTAAATGCAAGAATAACAGCTATAACTGCCGGTGAATTAACAGTGAAAGTTAAATTATATAATAATCAATAAAATATATGAGAAGAGTATTTGCACAACAGCCCGATAAAACAAAAAAACAAAAACAACAGGAAGATGTTTCTAGGGTTCTTGCTATGGAAACTTCTCAATTAGACAAGGTAAAGAAAGAAAAGAAAAAACTATTAGATGAAATTAGTGGACTAAAAAAAGATCATAAGAAGCAAGAAGAATTATTAGCTAATAAAGAAGAAGAGGTTGAAGTTGTTAAGGAAGAGATCGCCGGAGAAAAAGGTATATTAATGTCTATCAAGGTCGACATTTTAGAGGTTGACCTAAAAAAAGAAACTGTAGCTAATGAATTAAAGGACCAAGAGAAACAAGCTGAGAAGGAGAATAAAAAAGCTAAAGATGATTTTAGCAAACTAAAGAGTGACATTGAATTTGAGATAGAAGATTTACGAGAAGATGAGGCTATCCTAACCCAAAATACACAAAAGAAGGAATATGAATTAGACGAAATTTCTAAAAAAATTGTTTCTAAAAACAAAGTAGCTAAAGCACGAGAGCAAAAGATTATTGACTGCGATGCAAATATCGTTGTGAAGAATAGAGAATTAAAGAAACTTGATAACTGGATTGAAACAAAGAACTTTAGCAATGAAGCATACGAAGAGAAATTAAAAGTTGCCAAAGGACAGATCAAAGAAGTAGAGAAGAAGAAAGAAAAGGCAGATAAAGAGTTAAAAGTGAAGGATGAAGAGTTGGTTAAAAAGAATAAGGAGTTTAAACAAATCAAGAGTGAAATGCTCGGGATGATTAAGCGAGAAGAAAAAATGAATAAATTAATTCCTCAAATGAAGGAATTAGCTAAAAAGGCAAAGATTAAAATTGATTTAGAATAAAAATATGGCAGATAGAGCTGTTGAAGTAAAATCGAATATATTTGATGATAGTCAAGCTATTATTAATCCTGCGACAGAGGCGAAACAAGATGATACTATAACTGAATTAGAAAAGCTAGTAGGCTTTGAAATACCACCTTATGATGAGATAGATATTACTTATGTAGCTACTGGAAATGGTGCAGGAGAGATTGAAACAGTTATATTTAGTTCTAGCGCAACTCCTCACACAACATTGACTCTGTCATATGATTCAGACAACTCATTAATTAATGTAATTAAAAGTTAAATGGGATTTAAGTTTAACCCTTTTACGGGAAAATTAGATATAGTAAATGAATTTTCGCCTGCCAATACTTTTACTATTGCTGAATCTGGTGGAGATTATACTACAATCCAAGCAGCACTAGATGATAATGTAACAACTGATACTTTATTTTTAGTTTACCCTGGAACATATACTGATGATACAATACATTTCACAGCTAACAATCAAGAAATCAGAGGTATGGGAATTAGTCCCTCGAGTGTTAAGGTTACTACAGCTAGCTCAAACATAGTAGATTACGGAGACTTTACTAGATGCAGAATAAATAGAATGAAAATGGAAGTTACGGCTGGAACAACTCTTGTCCATACGGTTACAGGTGCAGCAGGAAGTTGTAATTTAGTAAAATGTCATACAGTTATGACGACTTCTTATGCGACAGCAGGAATTCAACCATCTTGTATCCATAGCGAAGGAGCAGGGACAGTCAAAGTTTCAGAGGGAACAGTAGAATATAATCACTCAGGAAGCAACGCTGCTGTAGCCAAAGCTCTGTTAAATTGTGAAGCAAACGATTGTTCTACAACGTTTGAACTTGCCAATATAAACATTGTTTGTTCAGGTGCTTCTTTTGTAAGTGGTTTATCCTTCGGAACCGGTGCTACGGAAATCTATATGGACAGATGTTTTTATGAGATTGAAGATAACGGAACAGCGATAGTAGTAGGTTTATATGTTGGAGGAGCTGCCACTGGTGAATTTTTATACAACTCAGTCCATATTAAAGGGACTGGAGTATTGGCTGTAGGAATGTATATTAACGCGGCGGGAGCAGACGTTAGAAGTATATATAATCATATTCATATTGAAGGTGCTACAGCTAATAACTCTTTTTATATAAACGATGTTAACTCCACTATAATATCACAGTTTGACGATATTATTGCTGCTGAAGGTACAGTAAATACAAACGATACAGGTACTATTACGAAAGTAAATTCAGAAGATGACGGAGATTTAACGCTTACTGGCACATTAGATGTTACTGGAGAAGCAACGATAGGAGATGGTTCAAAGTTAAAAACAAATGCTGCACCAGTTGCAGATGAAGAAATTGCAAATAAAAAATATGTTGATGATGCTAATGCAATTCAAGATACAGCAATAGGATTAAATACATCTAAAGTCACAAACGCTACACACACAGGAGAAGTAACTGGAAGTGGAGCTTTAGCAGTAGCTGATAATATAATAGACGAAGCAAACCTTAAACTAGACGAAGCACCGACAAATGACCATGTTCTAACTGCTGATTCTGCTAAATCAGGTGGAATGAAATGGGCGGCAGGAATAAGAGCATTTTTAGCTTTAACAGATACACCAAGTGCTTATACCTCTCAGGCAGGTCGTGTTCCTAGTGTTAATACTGGAGAAACTGCACTTGAATTTGATGATACTGTTTTTATTGATTCTGTTAATACGAGATTAGGAATAGGAACAGCAGCACCAGATAGCCTTTTACACGTTTTAACTCCAAACAACTCTGAAAATATGTTATTTGAAACAACAGATACAACTTTCGGAAGAATTGGTTTTGATTTGAAAACAGGATTTACAGCAAACGCAGGAGATTTTTTTAGATTTAATTTCAGAGGAGATAAAACTGATGTCGTTCAGACGGTATGGGATGAATCAGCGTCAGCATTTAAAGAATTAAGTAATTGGAATTATATTTCGGATTGTATAGATTATGGAGATACGCAATTTGTAGATATAAATGTGGGAGATAGTGCATCAAATTTCCCCCTTAATATTTTAGGGAAAGATAATGCTTTTTTGAGATTTGATAATAACCACACAGCATTGGGAGATGTTAGGTGTGGATTGGCAGGGTCAGACTTTACAATTTGGGCAGGAGGAGCAGTTAAGATGACTGTTAAAAGCGATGGTAAGGTAGGAATAGGAACAACAAGCCCAGACACAAAACTCCACGTAGACGGAGCAATAACAACAAATGAATTATCAGCAGACCCAAGCGACCCAGCAGAAGGAAGTAATGTACAATGGCAGTCAGACGGCACTGGTTCTGGTGATGACGGTGATATATTAATGAAAATAACAGCAGGAGGAGTAACTAAAACAACAACATTAGTTGACTTCTCGGCATTATAAATTTATGAAAACTTACACATTATCTTCCTTAAATGTAGAAGACGAACAAAAAACAATTACAATTAGTGAAGAAATAACTGAAACAAAAGAAGAAAGAATAAGCGTAGCTCAATTAAAAGAAAAGTACTCTAGCAAAATGGTACAAATTGACAACATTAAAGAACAAATAAACGAGATTATCGAACAAATGCAAGCTATTAATGATAATGCAGATATAGATATTAGTGTTGATAATATCCCTGTTAAATTAATTTATGAAGCGAAAATAGATTTAAAAGATGTTAATGAGAAATTGACACCAATTATTTAAAGGAACTAAAAGAGAAAGGTACAGACAAGCTTTCTAAATCAGAGATAAGCGAAATGCTCAATCTTATATTAGAATATTTAAGAATTTAAAATAAACAATATGAAAAAAATCTTTTTAATAATCGGAATCATGATACTACTTTCAGGATGTTCAGCTAAAGACATGTTAGTAGGTGGTAGAACATTCGCAGGTAGACTCACTGATCTAAGTAATGTAGACACTACTACATTAGAGTCTGGATTTATATTATCCTATGATGGTTCCATTTGGAACTCAACATCTACTGTAGATGGGAGTATTACAGTTAATACTGGTTTTCTATTAAATAATGATATAGGAAATAATTCAATAGACGGATTAACAAATGAGAACGCTATAACAATATCAGGTGATGAATTAACTGTTGCATCCGGTGATATTTTTATTACAAACGCTAATGCTTTAACTTTCACTAATAGTAATATAGAATTTAGACTAAACAATGATGAGGTATTAACTTTAGATAGTGTTTCTACAAGTGCAGTAAATGAATTATTAATACAAAATAGTACTACAACTAATGCAGTACAAATCCAAACAGCAGGAGGAGATACAAATATTGACCTAGCAATAATGCCAAAAGGTACTGGTAATGTAGGCATTGGAACAAACGTACCCGATAATCTATTAACAATAAATGGTAATTATGGTGGATTTGCAGAAGGTGATGAGATTCTTATTCCCACTTCGGGATTTAATGCAAGATTATTTGGTGGCGACACTACGGCTTTAGGTTCAAATCTAATAACAATAACAACAAGCAAAAGTCTTAATATTCAAATTGATAATGATGATAATGCCACTACAGAAGTTTTTGAAATTGGATCAAATAGTACTTCCGCAGACGGAGTGAATTATAGTTCATTATTTAGAGTGCAAGAAGATGGTAAAGTTGGGATAGGAACGACCACTCCAAATTCAGAATTGAGTGTAACCGGTGAAGTAAGTATCACAGGTATATCAGGAGACGGCACTGGTTCTGTTGTTTGCATTAAAGCTGACGGAGATTTAGGAACATGCTCAGACCAGCCAGACGGAAGTGGTAATTGCACTTGTAGTTAATAAATTAAATAAAATCTTATGAAAAACATAATTCCGATAATTATTTTTATAACATCAATACCACTTATACTATTTATCGTCGCTCTCGATCGTATATTACTCGGGAGTGAAGAGAATAGAATGATGGAGGATTATAATTAATTAAAATAAACTTTATGCAAATTTTAAAACAAATACTAGATTACCTAGATGGTAAAAAGAACATTATAGCAGGTGTTATAATGACAACTGTTACTTATCTAGCTTCAGCAGGGCAATTAGATGCAGTAACTGCAACTTACATTAACGCTGTCGTAACATTAATCTTTGGGTCTGCAAGTGTTGCAACTGGAAAGATGTTGGGAGGTAGAAAATAATTAAATAATAAGGAGTAGGGGAGGGTTTAAAAGAGTAAAAAACTATGAGTGACAACGAATTAAAAAAAATAGTACAATATCATTCTGATTGTATAAAAAGGTTTGATGAAGCATTGTTCGGTAATAAAGATAAAAAAGAATTAGGTATTTATGAGATGACAACACAGATGCACAGTACGTTCAGGTCGCTAAAATTTTCAGGTAAATTTATATTAGGTTTTTTCGCAGGGATAGGTGTTATCTCTGGAGGAATATTTGCATTAATAAAACTTGTTAAAGCAATGGTATAAAAGGAGGGGTAATGAAAAACTTAAAGTTCATTTCAAAAATTGTAGCATTTATATTCTTCGTTGTAGTGGTTCTTGCCCTTAATAAGGTAAGCGGAAAGTTCACCTATATCATAGGCTCATTGTTAGGCCTAGAGGAAGCTTAATGCAGAAGAAAGAAAAAAATAGAAAATATGTAGTATGCAGGAAATGCGGTAAATTCAAAAAGAGAACTAGACATCATATTTTTCCTCAATGTTTCTTCGGAAAAAAGAATACAATAATGTTGTTATGCCCTGAGTGTCATCAGGAGATAGAGACAATAGTGCCTAAAGGAATAAAGCGTCCAAAAGGATGGTATTACAAAATCAACATGGAATGGCTGGAGGGAGCGATATGAAAAAACAATATTTACATGTAAGACATGCAATAATAAGACTATCGGATGTTTCAATATCTTTTCAAAAGAAGCTGGTATGCCATGCTATATCTGCCCGGTGAAAGACAACTGCTCGATTTCAAAGAACGTCATGAAGTACGCAAACATATACAGAATTGAGCAAGAAGGATATTGTGAAGAATGCTATAAAAATGAGTGTCAATTAGGACACGCATAAACGGTAAGTCTCTTACTTACCTTTTTTACAAATTAATTCGAATATATGAATTATCAAAAATTAACACATTTGCCATACAGAATATTTAACGCTAGAGGAAGTGGTTTAAAAAAGACACCTAAAGATGATATGGATTTTAAGACTGGTATTTTTGGTTGGTTTGATTATAAGCCAAAACATACAAGCCATGTCATTAAAACTCTTTCGATTAGAAATCAACATTCATTTAATACTTGCCAATGGAATTCTACTACAGTGCAAAAAGAGACAGATGAAAGATGTAGATTAAGTGTAAGAAGTCTAGTTATTAAAGGTAAGGAAATGGGGTTAGTTTCCGGCAATGGTTTTTCAAATTTAAGAAGTGGACAAAAGGTTTTACAAAAATGGGGGATTTTAGAAGAAGGATTAATAGTCGGCGATATGGTAAATTGGAATAAGTACTCAGATAAAAATGCTATAAGAGGATTCGATGCAGAAGCTGCTAAACATAAGATTTCTTCATACTGGAGTGTGAGCTCACGTAATGATGTTTTTAAATTATTAGATGACAATAGAGTAATATCAACTGGGCTTAGATGGTATACCGGATGGAATATGGGTGGAGGATTTAGACTTCCTTGGTTAATTTCAAGAGTTATAGGACTATGGGTAGGAGGACACGCTATTGCAATGATAGGTTATAAACTAAACTATAAAGGTAAAAAAGTATATGTTTGTCAGAATAGTTACGGTCCGACATGGGGGAATGATGGTAAATTCTATATAGAAATGGATCATTTAGACAAGAATAGCTATGGATTTTTTACAAATCTTGATGAAGTAGATAAAGAACTTGGTGAATTTATAAATAAATTCGATGGCAAAAATGTTAAGGGCAAGGGTGATTCATCTATATACCATATCCAGAAGGGAAAAAAGAAACCGTACATGAATTGGTTGGCATATTTGTCCTTTAATGGTTTAACAAGAGGATTCGTCGAAGTAGATAAAAATGTTTTAGATAGAGTAGAAAAAGGGAACATCATGGATACTACAAAAAGTATATACTGGGATTTCCTAAAACAAGTAAAAGAAGATAATCAATTAGATAAACTTTTAGAATTATTAAATAAAGAAGACTAATATGTACAAAAAACTTTTAATTTTATTCACAATATTCTCAATGCTAATTGTTGGTATGCCAGCAGTTAAAGCATCAGGAGAAGCTACAGTTTTTAGACCATCGGATGGACATAGAAAAGTAGTAACAATCGGTGACCCGTCAGCATTTGATGGAGGCTATCTACTCGAAGTAGCTCAAGTAGTTAATATACCAGAAGACGTTCTAGGCTTCAGTGTAGTAACTGACTTCAGTAAAAGTCTTTCATCTTCTATGAGCTCTTCTCAGACTACTATCCCTGTTACATCTATGACAACTAAAGATGATGTTACATTAACAATGGGAATACTTGGGGCTAAGGTATTTCTAGTAATTGAACCGGGAAGACGTAAAGAAGAAATAGTAATGTGTACTGGTATTTCAGGAACATCATTCACTGGGTGTACTCGTGGCCTAGCTTTTTATGGTACTTCAACAGCTTCAGTATCAGCCAATAGAGAGACACATAATTCAGGCTCACAGGTTATAATTTCAAATACTCATTATGTATATGATGAATTGGTAGATAAAGATTCAGCTGAGACAATTGCCGGCATTAAGACATTTAGCTCAATCCCGGTACTTCCAGCAACTAATCCAACAGATGATAACCAAGCAGCCAGAAAAGGTTATATTGATAGTGTAGCTATTGCTGGTGGCGCAACATCAACTGAAACAGTATCAGGTATAGGGCAAATTGCCACACAGGCAGAACAAGCTAGTAATACATTTGTAGCAGCAAACCCTACATTTCTATCAACCAAGTATGCTAGTTCTACACCAGCGAGTAGATATACAGTTATTAGTAATACCGATAGCTTAATAGATCCTACATGGTATCAATCAAACGATCATACTTTTAGTGGTGCTAATACTTTTACTGGTAGTGCTATAGATAAAAATAGTAATGAAATTTTAGGTAATGTGCAAACAATGACAGCTAGTTCTACCATAGCAGGAGCTACTCTACCAGTAGCAGTTTATTTAGCAACAAGCACAAGCGCTGTTAATGCAGTTGATGGCAATGATACAGGGACAATGGAGTTTATAGGGTTTGCTATAACAAGTGCAGTCGATGGAGGAAGTATAGATGTACAGACTACTGGAATAGTAGCAGGGTTCACAGGGCTTACGGTTGGCAAAAATTACTACAGTCAAAATGATAAGACAATAGGCGTTACACCGCCTGGGAGTGCCATTATGGTAGGCACAGCAGTATCAGCTACAGAACTTAAAATACAACAAGTCGGCGACCAGTATATGGGGAGTATTGGTTTGTCGAATAATGGCGTAAACTATGTGCCAGATAGTGTTAATAAGCTTGTAATATTATATGAGGTTGATAGTGGAGACACAGCGTTAGAAGGAAATATTACACTATACAGAGTTGGTTTAGTTAACCAAGAGGTAAGAATTGAGGAAGATAATGGAGTAGGACCACAGGAAGCAAGGGTTAGATTCGTATGGACAGGTAATGAAATAACAACAACTAATGGAGATTTAGTAGGAAATGCAACACTACACATGTATAGATAATAATTAACATAAAATAATATGAAAACAGTAGCTTTATCATTCCTATTGGATGATATGAATGTACATCAAGACTTTGATAGGGTCGAAGAGCAGTACAAAGTTAGAGCCATTGATGCTTCTATTCGTGAGATTAGACAAGGCACTAACTTCCCATGGAACTTAAAGAAGGGAACACTTCGAGTATTCGATGATGTTCTTGAGTATCCAATCAATGCAGAGCATGATGAATTAGCTTATATAGATAAGCAAGACAAGGATAGTTATGCAGATACTGCTAGGTTTTTTAATACATCGTTACAGCAATTCTATGAAGATGTAAACAGTACACGAAACACAATGGCTGATGTATGGAAAGACGGTACTAGATTCTTAGGAATAAACTATAAAGAAATACAAATAGGAATGGCACAGCTTTCAAGTGCTGAAGTTACTGACCAATATACAGCCTCAGATGATGCCTCAGACATAGGATTAGACACCATCAATAACATAAGAGGCAACTCCTGTATTCAGTTTACAATTACAGATAGTGCTGGTACAGCCACTATAGTTGATACTACAGCTTTCTCATCTGATGATAATTATAAGAAAAAATATCATTTCAGATGGGTATATCTAAGTGCAGTCCCGACTAGTATTGAAATGAGATTAAGGACAGATGCTTCAAATTATCTATCAAGCGGAGCATTAACAACTCAGTTCGCAGGTAATTCTTTAGTAGCTAATGACTGGAATTTAATAGCCTATGATTTAAACACTGCAACAGAGGTAGGGACATTCGATGAAAACTCAATCGCTGATGAAATGGTTATCTTCACAGGTGCTGCGACTGGTGTATATAGATTAGATCAGTCAAGTCTTAGAGGTTGGGAACTATTAGACTATTGGTTCTACAGTCTTTATAATGTAGTGACAAGTGCCTCGAGTGTAGCTGATAAAGAGTTTTTTATCGGAACTACAGAAAGTTCTGCTGATATAGATACTACAGATAAACTACTTGGAGAGCATAAGTGGATTAATTTAGTGTTAGCCTATACAAAAAGAAAGTTACTCGGTGAGATTGAAAACCCTACATTGCTTAGTTTAGTTAGAGAAGAAAAGGCAAAGGCAGTTAAAGACTTCAATTCTAAATTTCCTACAATGACTAAGAAAATAATTACAAAAAGACGAAGATATAACAATAACCCAGTTAATGCTTATTTACAAAGATAATAATATGTTTAAAAAATATAAATTAGGTTCAATTCTCTCAGTATTATTACTAGTAGGATTATTGTTAATCCCTGTAGTTGCTTTCATTAATTCACCGAATAGAAATACTGATAACATATTGGGAGCAAGCCGACCATCAGGAGCTGAATGGACAGTAATTAGTTCATTTAATGGTTATCAGACTAAAGTTGATCCAAGCAAGGTAGCTAATGGAGCTAATCCTCAGGGACAAAATACAACATCTAATGACGGTGATAGAATATCTATCAGAGATATAGGTTATGAGATATTTCCTAGTACTCTCACAGCATCAAGCGCTGAAGAGGCTATCACATCTTTACATAATTTTAGGCGTAGAACAGGGGAAAACATACTAATACGTGCGCATGGTACTGTTTTGGACTATTTTGAAGAAGATAATGACACTTGGGAAACACTTAAAACAGGACTATCAGACGGAGCTTCATTTGGTTTCGCTGATTATAACATCAATACAGACTTAGTTTCATACACATACTTTGGTAATGCAGTGGATGACTTCTCCAGATGGACTGGTAATCATTCCCTCTTGAACGGAGCATTATCATTAAATGACTCTTACGTTACAATTGATGATATTTCAGGGTTTACATTAGGTGCAGATACTATCGTAGTTTGTGGTACTGAACTAGCTTACACTAGTGCTTCTAGCACTTTAAATAGGTTTTTATTAACAGCCTCATCGACTATAGCATGTGCTGATAATTCAGGCATGGCTGAAGCAGTAGAAACCTATTCTAGTAACCCTAAAGGTAATATATATTTAGTAGATTCAAATAGATTGTTTATTTCAGGTGTGGCCAGTACATCCCAGGCTGTGTTCTTCTCAGAATATGGTGATGCTACTACATATTTAACAAATCTTGTAACTGATTCTACTGATACAAGTGGTGGTATATTTAACTTCGGAGAGGGCGGAGGAGCTGTAATAGATATGGCAGCCGATGAAAGTTCTATATATTTTTTCAAACAATCAACCATACGTAAAGCTACTTTAAGTGATACAATATACACGCTCGGAGTATTAAAACCGTTTGATGGGAAATCACAGACTGTTGGTTTAGCTAATGGAAGTAAGTCATTTACCGGTGGAAATGGTATATTCTTTGTTACACCTGATAATCAAATCATGGATCTAACACGTGTAGAAACTGTAGATTATCCTCAAGTTATACCTATATCAGAGATTATACAGCCTACAGTATCAGAATTTAGCTTAGGTAGCCAGAGAGGTATAGTATTTAGAGATAAAGCTTATTTCACAGTTAAGGCTAGTTCAGATTCTTCAAATAATGATACAATAATGGTATGGAATATTAAAGAAAAGCAATGGGATTCTCCTATAGTAGGTTGGAATGTAAGTGACTTTGTGGTATATGACGATGGAACTAGTGAAGAATTATATATTGGCGATGCAGTTAGTCCTAACGTATATAAAGTCATCCCAGAGGCACAGGACGGCGTATTTGAGGTAGTAGCTAATTGGAGGAGTAAACAGTTCGACTTTGGTCTACCACACGCTCAGAAGGAGGTTTTAGACGTATTTATAGATGGATATATCGCTCAGAACACTACATTGTCAGTTAATTTGTTATTAGATGAAGACGGTTATACTCAGTCGTTTAGTCATGATATTACAGGTACTGATGATAATATTATTTATGATTCTACAGTATTTAATGCAATAGGACTTAGTGCTTTTGGCACTAATAGATTCGGTAGCCAGGAAGATATAAGTGGTAAGAAGAAATTTAGAGTGTATCTTGGGAGTAGTTTTAGAACTTCACCATTTTATGTAGTTCAGATGGAATTCACGTCGGATGGTGAGAGCCAGGATTGGGAGATACTTAATTATGGTTTTCAATGGAGACCATACACTACACCTACAAGAAGAGATCTATACAAACCGTTCAAGTAATAATAAATAATAATATAATAATATGGCAAAAGAAAAATTCACAGATCCAGCTCTAGCTTCTGGTGTAGATCCATTAGGTCAATTCGTTGGCACAGGAAAAGAAAGTGTTAATGATGGCACTTTATTCTCAGGAGATGCGGATCCAACAACAGGACAAAGGCAAGAAAGGTTTGTTAAATCTCCTGACACCTTCGTACCAAAAGCTCCTGTCTTATCAGGTGGTACTGATAAACAAAGAGATGAACTTATGTCTAATAAGGATAATATAGGTGGATTATTAGGTGATTTAGACAAAAGCACTGACCTTCCAACAGGTAGCGTATTAAAAGACCTACAATCTTCTAGGGATCGAATAAATACCACTACTTCAGATGAGTTAAAACTAATAAAAGAAGCTGGTGAAGATGCCGGTGCAGCATTTGATTCACAGATCGAAAGTGCTGAAGAGTCAAGGAAGAGAGAATTAGCTACAGGGATTGTTAGAGCTGGTGAAGCTGGAGGATTTGAAAGTACTCAATTAGCAGGTACTGCAGCAGTATTACCGACAGACCCTGCTACAGGAGAAGCATTTGTAGGTGCTGGAGGAAGACTATCACAGCAAAGACAACTTCTTGATAGGAATATATCCTTTATTAAAGCAGAGCAACAGAGGGCTATACAAGCAGCCAGATCGGCACAACGTAAGTATCTTAAGGACGGCAAACGTGAAGACTTCAATGATGCAGTTTCACTAGCTAAACTAGCCAATGATTTCGCACAAGATGCTGAGAACTTAAAGATAAAGAAGGAACAGGCTGAAACAAGTAAGGCAGCAGAATTTAGACAAGGTGTAACAGCAGAATTTAACATAGTAAAGAACATATCAGAAGGTGAAACAGTAAATATCGGTGGTGTAGATTTTGTGGGGATTAAAATACCTGACAGTGAAAAAGCTTTCTTCTCTGGAAGTAATATTATAAGTTTAATGGGGCAACTAGAGGAAGGTGAAACTTTAGAACTACCACCAGATCCTGTTACTGGATCAATTTGGACTGTGGAAGGACAGAAAGACCCTGCGACTACTCAAGCTATTGACGATAACGGAAATTTATCTATTATTAATAAAAAAACTGGAGAGGTAATATCTAAAGCAGCTAATGTAGGCAAGTCTAAGACAGCTCCAATATCAGTAAATATTAGAAGAGAGACTGGAGCATTGATAACTGGTATTTCTGATAGTTTAGAAGCTGATAAAGGTGAAGACGGAAAGGTAAATCCAGCTACATACGGACAAAAACAAAGAGAATTTATAGTTGGCCAAGGTGGTACAGCTGATGATTTTAAAAGAATGTTCCCACCTGAAGAATTTTTAAATTCTAATAACCCAGACACAATACAATTCTTCCAAACACCTAAAGATGTGTTAAAAGGTGAGGGAGATGATGGACCTTTATTTGAATAATAATTAAAATATAACATATGGGACTTTTATCAGGATTTAAAAAATTTACTATCGGTGCAGCAAAGTTAATAGCACCTATTGGAGAATCAGTTGGTAGTGCTTTGGCTGTTCCAGAAGCTAAAAGATTAGAAGACCAAAAAACACAGAATGAATTAAAGGTTAGACAACTTTTAATAGATAGAGTTAGGACAGAAAAGGATCCGATTAAAAAAGAGAGATTACTTAAAATAGCCAACAGAAGCGTGAGTGAAAAGAATCAAGGTATTATTGAATCAGTTGATGCTTTTCAAGAAAGACCACTCCAGACATTCGCAAAAGCTGGTATCACCGTTGCTAATATAGCTTTATTAGGCAAGGCACCTAAATCTCTAGGTTTTTTAAGGACAAAAGCAGCAGCTGATTTTATAGCCGGAGCACATGGAGTGAAGAAAGTCACTACTGCTGCTAAAATTGCCAGAGGAGCTTCAATCGCTGCTAAGGACTTTGGAATTGGATCAGGTTTTGGTACATTGTTTGCACTTGAAAAAGGGGAAAGAGATCCGAAAAAAATAGCTAAGGAAGCATTAACTATTGGAGGTATATCAGCTGTGTTACCACCTGTTGTTGGTAAGACACTAGGTTTATCTGGTAGAGCAATAAGTAAAGGAGCTAAAGTTGCAGGTAAAGGATTAGAGAAGGGTATAACAAAACTAGAGGCATTAGCTGAGAAACCTTTTGTTAAACCACAAAATGCCTTAGATGAATTTATAAACGTAGCACATGGGACTAAACAAACACCATTATTTAAGAATGTAGTGGCTAAAGGAGCTGAATTTGGTAGAGGACTACAGAACCTACCATCAAGATTGAAGATTGCATTATTAGACAGAATGTCACCATTCAGAGATCTATCAAAACAAGTGACAGAAATTACTGGCAAACCAGTAAGTTTTGTCGATGATCCATATCAGCAGGCAAGAAGAACCCAGGGGATTATAGACGGTAAATTTAATCAAGAAGCTAAAAGTTTATTTACAAATATAGTGAATGATTTTCCAGAGGTTGAGTTAGAAGCTCAAGGATATTTAGCTGCTAAAAATGCACTAGATAGAATAAATCTTGGACAAAAAGTAGTTCGTGGATTAAATAAAGAGCAAGCTCAAGAGGCTATTAGACTAGCCGAAGCATCAGATAAATTCCCAATCATACAGGGTTATGAACAATCAATTCAAAAAGTAAGAGATAGAATAATGGATATAAGATTACAGTCTGGATTAATAGATGAAAAAACAGCAGAGACATTAAGAAAAACTCATCCAAATTATGTTCCCAATAAAGTATTAGATTTCTTTGAAGAAGGAGGCACTACAGTTGGAGATTTAGTAAAACCATCAGGGACTAAATTTTCTGTTACAGAATCAGGTATTAAAAAAGCTAAAGGATCTGAGAGAGAGATTATGAATCCAGTTGAAGCTATGATTGTTGAACTTAAGAAAGCTATCACGGATTCTGAAAGAAACAATGTAGCTAATAAGGTTATAGGTGTTGCTGAAAATAATAATGTAACTAAAGAATTAGGATTTGAGAAAATAAATAAACTATCAGAATTTAAAAATTTTGATGATTTTATAAAATCACAAAAAGAATTATTTAGAGGAGATGTCCTTAAACCATTTGATGTTAATAATGTATCGAAAAATAGAGGTGTATCTTTCACTGAAAGTAGAAGCCTCGCTTTTGATTTTGCAGATTCGAAAAAATCTTCAGGTCAAGAAGAAGACTTTATTAGTAACTTTTTTATTTCACCTAAGGCCAAGATATTAGAAGAAAAAAATATACCTAATATTTTAAAAAAAGAAGCTTCTGAAGCAACTAGAAATTTCATAAAATCTAGTAGTGAAGATAATGTATTAGAAAAAATAATGCTAGAAAAACAGCAAAAGATTATAACATTCGCAAAAAATAATAATTTTGATGGAGTAAGAATCCCAGGCGTTGATGATCTTGATGAGCTAGAAACAGTTATTTTAAATACTGACGTGCTTAAAACAGAATCACAAATGAAGGATATTTTTAATAATATAAAAAAAATTATACAACCAAAAGAGGTAGACTTAAAAGCACAAGGTCTTGAGAAGGTATCAAGATATGTGAATGGGGTAAAAGAAGACTGGTTAGTACCAAGAGATATTGGTGCTGCTATGAAAAACTTAGATGTTAAAGAACTTGGTACTGTTGGCAAGTTGTTATCTATACCTACTCAAATATTAAAGGCAGGTGCTACTAGATTCAATCCTGACTTTATATTTAGGAATCCTGCTCGTGATATACAGACTGCAAAAATTACTTCATCCACAGGACTTTCTGGTAAAGATTGGGTGAAAATATTATTACAATCTAAAGGAAAGAGTGCTGAATTATTAAAAGCAGCTGAAACAGAGGGCGCTCTTCTTTCTGGTTTAATACAGAAAGAAAACACACCGAAGGCCGTTTTAAATGCTATAGACAATTCTATAACAATAAAAAAGGTTGCAAAGGAGTATAACCCACTATCAATCATAGAAAAAGTAGGGGAGAAATTTGAAAACAACACTCGATTAGCAGTATTTAAGGGTGGTGTAGACCAAGGGCTAAGCCCTGCCGAAGCTGCTTTTAATGCTAGGAATGCTAGTATTGATTTTAGTAAGATGGGTAATGTCACCGCTGTTATTAATAAGTTTATTCCATTTCTTAATGCTAGAATACAAGGTTTTTCCAACATTGGTACAGCACTAAAAAGAGACCCAACTAAATTTGTTAGAGAACAATTATGGACAGCAGCTTATCCTACAATGTTATTGAACTCGCATAATAACAATTTTGAGAGTTATAAGAACATACCACAAAGAACTAAGGATCAGCATTGGATTATAATGATAGATGAAGAAGATGGTACAGATGAAGGAGGTAATCCAATTAAAGTTCCTAATGCTATTCGTATACCAAAAGGTGAATCTCAAGCGGCTGTCGCCAATACATTAGATCATTTCTTAGATTTTGCAAAAGACAGAGATGTTAGAACTTATAAAGAATTGGTTGGTGATTTAGCTCAAGGAATATCTCCTGTTGCTGGTGTATCAGCTATTGGTCCGCTAACTGCACCATTGGAACTATCTACTAACTTCGATTTGTTTAAGAAGAAGAAGATTGTGCCTGATTTTATAAGTGTAGGTGGAAAGTCTTTTGATAGTAAGGAACTTGAGGATAAACATAAATTCACAAAATACTCAACTGAAACCGCTAAAAGGATAGGACAACAATTTGATATATCTCCAGCTAAAATTGATTTCATAAATCAGAAGTTATTCGGTGGTCTAGGCCCAACAATATTTAAATCATTAGATATAGCTGAAGAAGGGTTCGCTCCCAAGGCTGGAATTGAGGCAGGTGCTAAACTATCTACTTTTGAGAAGATGGCACAAACTCCAGTATTAAAAGGATTCCTAACTACATCTAATTATGGAGGTATAGTAAAAGATATTGAATTAGCTGATAAGATAGGTAAAGAAATATCTACCCCTGAGTTTATACAAAGACAACAGGCTACAATTCTTTGGGAAACATTAAAAAAACTTCCCAAAGAGGAAGCTAATGATATAGCTCGTGAAATGAAAGAAGAGGACCCACGTATGTTTAATAGATTAAAAGACATCAAAGAAGATGAAAAACAAGGATTAAATTCTACTGAAAGGTTAATAAAGAATCTTGGTGTAAGTAGTGGAGAAAGAGCATTGTTCATTGTTGAACAGTTGAATATGATTGATACGAAAGAAGGAAAGAATCAAATATTTAAAAACTGGAAAGACAAAAAACTTATCACTGATCAAGTTATGAAGCAGATAAAACACTTTAAAGAAACTGGTAGACTAAAATCACCAGAAGAAGATTAACGGTCTTCTGGACCGAGCCATTTATCTATACCAAGACACAAAACTACAGCTCCGAAGAGTCCATAGCATATATATCCTATTATTACTTGTAGTTCCATATACTTTATATCAACTTATTAATATGAAGCTCACTACGTCTATCGTGTGGGCTTCTTTTGTTTTATGTTATTCGCTAAGGTTAGGTTATTGTTCATCAATAAGACTAATAATGTTTCCTATCTTATTAATTAATTCTTTTTTGCTTAAATCGCACAATTCTTTGTGGGAATTGACTATACCCGCCAATATCCCCATTGTTATTAAATAAGCGCTTTTATTTATTGATGTCTTTTTCATATTATTTCTTATTCTTCTTTTTAATCCTAACCCACTTACCAGTCTTATAGTCATAGATGTAACTCACCTCTAACTTATGTAAATCTTCACCTGTTATTACCTTATTTTTAACTTTTTTACTCAATGAATCCCAAGCTTCCTCCTTCGTATTAAATTCATCACCAAATTCTATCAATTCTCCATCTTTTATTGTAACTAATATATATTTTTTCATATTACTTCAATTTAATTTCTTAAGCTCGTATTCTATACCTATCTCTTTGAAATGCTCTACTGTCATACTCTTCCGTGTCATTGAATCACGCTTCTTAATAAAATGGTCTATATCAATACAGTAGAATATCTTATTCTCCGGCACTGTGAACTTCTGTATGAAGATTAGTCCTGAGCCCGATATGCAAGAGCCATCACAATTCGTTCCCATTCCTCCATAATCACTATGTGTTTGAATAACTGATTTGTACTTCGCCTGTAGCAATAGACGTTCTTCTTTAGCTGTTAATTCTTTTACATCAAAACTTGTTTCTTTTCTTCTTATAACTTTGGTTTCAAACAAATATGATTTAGTAAATAGATGTTTATGGTATCCTAGCCATTTGACCAACTTAGAATGAAACTCAGCCTCATCTCTATTTCTTTTTTGATCGGTCATAAATTTCTATATCAAAACTCTCTTTATTTTTAATACACTTATATACATCTTCATCTATACTGCCTTTCACAACTAGTGATAAATACACATTCTTCTTAATGTTGTTCAATCTTTGAATCCTACCTTTTATCTGAATATAGTCCTTTAAACTAAACGAATAACTATAGAACACCATTATTGGGAACGACGGGAGTTCATATCCTTCCGAACAAGCTGCATTAATGATGGCCACACTTTCTTTGGAGTTTTCCGCATCTCTAATGGCTTCGTGTCTGTTGTTGGTTTTACCGTTGATGATAAAAACGTTATTCTGTTTGTTAAGTTTTTCTTTGATGGTTTCAATTTCATAATTATATCTACATACGATAATTAGCTTTTTATGTTCTTGTGCTAGTTGCACTATACGGTCCATCTTCTCACTCTTAAATGACTGGTTTTCTCTGTAGCCATCAGACTTTAAAGTACCACCACATATTTGATGTGTAAGTGTCCAACGTACTATTGGATTAACATCCTCAATGTTTTCTATAGCTTTCTTCTGCTCTGAGGTTAATGCAAAATATTCAATCTGAAATATCTGGGATGGCAATTCAACACATTCATCCATTCTAACTGTATTACCTATCTTATTGACTAACTTAGCTATTGCTTCCTCCACTGGTATTTCTACACCATTTGCTTCAAGGACTCTTTTCTTAACAACAGGTACTGGGAATCTTCTACCGAAATTTACCATTGAAAAGAATAAGTTCTTAAAATTCATGTAATCCCACTTGTGCCCCAATATCTCAGCCAGTGCATAGATATTCCATGGTGTTGAGAGATATGGTGTGCCAGTAAGGCCGTATATCTGCTCTGGGTTATGTTTTTTTATATAAGCAAGTAATGCTTTTAACATTGCTGACTTTTTCTTTATACTTCTCATACCACTGAAGTAGTGGATTTCATCAATCAAAATTGTGTTGTACTTTGGTAATAATAAATGTTTTTTCTTAAATTCCTCCTTGGTGTAAACATCTATATCAAATTCTTCTTCTTCAACCCATTGTTGTTTTAATGATTTTGGGACTATTACCAAGGCTTTATGTTTTATTAGTGATAGTGCCCCATAAGTCTTCCCGGTGCCAACCTCCCATGCTAATAGATGTTTGTCCGGTGCTTTATCTACTAATTCTTGTTGATGCTTATATAGTTTTATCTTCATCATACATAAACATAACTTCTAATAAAACATCCATACTTATGTCTGTTTTTTTGTGCAAAGCTATAATTAATAATAATTTATAACTAACTTCCCTCCCACATATTTTTTTCTTAATAAAATTATGTGTTTCTTCCATTAAATTATCCATGTCAAACATATTTAAAAGGAACTCATGCATTGGGATAGCATCATCTATTGCTTTTTGCCATACCTTTTTACCACCCAACCTAATACATTCATCAGGGTCACTATATCCTCCCATTGTGGCCATTACTTTACAATTTATCATAATGCGTATCTCTAATTATCTTGTTTAGTGAGTCTGCTCTTTTGAACTTGACTAGTGTGCGATCTGGTCTAATTATTATTTGATCTGTATTTCTTGGATTTGCTATTCTTCTTGCAGTTGATAAGAAAGTTTTGAATACTCCGAACTTCTCAATCCGGACATTCTCACCATTCTTTAATGCCTCTATCATTTCTTCAACCATGCAGTTGATTACTTTCCTAGAAACATCATTTATAACTCCAGACCTTCTAGCCGTTCTCCTCGCTAATTCTTTTGTGTTTATCATATTGTTATTTTAATAATTACCTCATCCCAGATCCCCGGCGAAATGTGAGGAACTGAGGGGGATAACTATAGTGCTGGTGTTGGCACGTTAATATCATCCATTGTTGGTTCGGTGGCACCGAGCTGCGGTAGTTCATCCATTACTTTCTTCTTCATAGCCAGAATAATCTCTGAAACAGGTTTGATTGTAGCTTCTACTAATTGTGTTACTTCTGGTGTTAAAGGATCTTTATTAGGTGTTGGTGTTACTGTATACTTTGTTTTAAGTAGTTCTCCAGTCTTTGTAATGACAATGTCATATTCAGGTACACCTTCAAATCCCCAATCACTACTATTGGCAAGCTCTCCAATAGATTTAATAATTTGATAACCGATTTGTGCTAATCCAATACTATCTGTCTTACGATCTAATACCCACATTAGAAAAACTGGTTTTGATTCTAATCCAGCCGCACAATATATGCAACCTTTTTCTTTACCAATGCAGGTAAAACTTCTGTTATCTTCTTTAATCCAGTGATTACCATAGACTTCAAATTCTGATAGGATTCTTACTCTATTTTCACCTTGTTGAGGTTTCCAGTAGTTTGTACCGCCTCCGATGTTGTTGTCTTTTGCCACTTGTTCGTGGTCATTAAATTTACCCATACGTTTGTTTTGTTATTTAATAATTATATAAATTTCTTGAATTTGTTATATATCATTTCTGTTTGGACTAAATCATCCAAACAATGTTGTTTTAATTCTTCATCTGTGGCTGTAGAAAAAAATTCATCACCTTTGGTTTTTTTCTCTATACCACAATATATCTGTAAATAATCATCAAGTGATTTTCTATTCTGTACTGACATACCACCAATAATTTCAATTAAATCTATATGTCGGATTAAGTTTCGATCTGGTTCTGTGGTATATGCAAAATTTGGTGATTTACTTCTTATACAATTATTATTTATTAAATTATATGGTAACTTTAACCCTTTTTTTAATCCAGCTTTTAAAAGAAGAGGAAGATCAAAGGTTCTTCCATTGAATGTGATTATTGTAATATTTTGTTTTAAAACTTTTGATGATCCACGTTCTTCTAAAATATTAGTGTTAAACCATTCTTCCATTTCTTCTAACTTATAACACTTACCTTCTTTAAATTCTGTTCCGACTCTCTTAATTCCTATACAAACTATTTCTGCATAATCAGGATCAACTGACATTTTCTTTCTTAAAGATTTTTTTTAACTTCAATATCTAAGGCAATTTTGTCTGGGTCCTTAAGATTAGATCGAGGTTTAATATTTTCTCCAAAAACTTTTATTAAATTTTCTTGTGGTTTTGTTTCAATATCAATTATAAATTCCATAATATTATTCTTTATTTAATAAACTATACTTAGCTACTACTTGATATAATGTAATGTATCCATTCTCTGTATGTGTGTGAAATTGATCTTTTGTTTTTTCAGTATATCCATTACTAACCAAGAACTCTTGATACCTCTTTTCTTCGTTTAGTTTCTTTTCTTGTTCTTTTTTCTTAGCTTCAAGTTCTGCCCTAATGGCCTTATCTTGTTCTATCTCATCCAACCTAGCCTTCTCCTTACTCTCCTGCTCATCAATTAAGTCCTGTTTCTCTTTAGCTGCTTTTACCTTCTCAGCTTCAACAGCATCTTTCTTATCTTGTTCTGCTTTACGTGCTGCATCATCACGCTCTTTTGCTACACGTTCAGTCTCGGCAATAGCATCTAGTCTAGCCTGAGCTTTAGCATCTTCGACTGCCTTTTCTTTAGCTTCTTGAAGTTTCCTATCATCTTCAAGCTTTTTCTTATCAGCTTCAAGTTTGTCCTTCTCTTCTTGTAGCTTTCTATCTTCCTCTCCCTTTCTTAGTCTAGCTTCCTCTTCTTTATTATCGAGATATAATGCTTTTTCATTTAGATAAAACTCTGAATATTGTTTATCATCCATAGTTAATACTTCTTCGTCTGTTATTTTTGATTCTATCATATTTAAATCAAGTCTTCTATTTGGTAGAAAATTTAATCTACTTTTTCTTTCCTTCTCTTCATCTATCTCCTTAATCTTTTCATCGAGGTCTGTTTCAACAGGCTCAATTATTTTTAGAAAATCTTTTTGTACATCTAGGATTTTTTCAGCGTAAGCTCTCGCTATAGATCTCTCATCTTTAAAATCTTTGATTATTGCAGTACGTTCTTTTTGTAAGATTTTCTTGTTCTCTTTCATTAGTGCGTATCCGGATTTATCACCGGGCATACTAATGACTGTTTTTTTAACATTCTCAACTAAGGTGACTAATTCAGCCTTCCTAGGATCGAACTTCTCAATGTTTAATTCTTGCATATTTATTCTTTATTTAATAAATCATTTATATAAAACCCTACTTTGCCTAGGTCTTCATCACCTCCTTTGTGCTTCTCACGCCAGACATACTTGATGCAGTTCCCCTTGATATAACCCCTATACTCCTCCACAGTAAGCGCCGCCCTGATCGCATCCTTCGCTTCGATTCCACCCTTGGTATAGTGCGGTGGGTGGTTTACTAGGTCGGGGGTTAGTGTTGTTTTATCAATATTATCTTCTTCATCAACTGCACATTTGAAACGGTCACCACAATCAAAATGCTCTGCATCTATATCAGTGTCGATTCCTTTGTTGCAATAACTACAATATTGTATTGACATAATGTTATCGATATTAATAATTAATTAACTATAGGGCAGCAGCTAAACTGCCGACCCTTCAATTTAAAATCCCCATCTTAAACTGGTGGAATCTAGTAACCACCCTACAGCCAATTAAGTTGAGGATTTTTTTTAAGAAAACCCCCGAAAAACTTATTGTGCCACTTATAGTGTGGCTATTTCTTAATCTTCACATTATAACCAAATTTATTACATACATCCTGCATTGTTACTTCTTTAACTTCCTCTTTATTTTTATATGTTAATTTTCCCTCTAAACAAATAGGTTCTTGATGTTTTTCTCTTTTTGCTTTTATCGAAACACATTTTATAGAATTATATACACAACAAAATGCGCAGTACGAAATGTCCTCTGCGTCAATGTTCCTTGCGTCAATGTTCCCTGCGTTAATGTTCCTTGCGTTAATGTTCCCTGCGTCAATGTTCCATGCGTTAATGTCCTCTGCGTCAATGTTCCCTGCGTTAATGTCCTCTGCGTCAATGTTCCCTGCGTTAATGTTCCCTGCGTTAATGTCCTCTGCGTCAATGTTCCATGCGTCAATGTTCCCTGCGTTAATGTCCTCTGCGTTAATGTTCCCTGCGTTAATGTCCTCTGCGTCAATGTTCCATGCGTCAATGTTCCCTGCGTTAATGTCCTCTGCGTCAATGTTCCATGCGTCAATGTTCCCTGCGTTAATGTTCCCTGCGTTAATGTTCCCTGCGTTAATGTTCCCTGCGTCAATAGATGCTTCGATGGAAATGCTACATTCAAACTTAACATCTCCATTTATTATTAGATTACCATCTTTAATATCTCTATCTACTTCTTTTTGTGTTTTATAAATTTTCATAATTTTTCTATTTAATAATTAATTCTTAAAAAGAGGGTAAGTTATTTACCCTGTGGCATTTCCTGCATGTGCATTGCAGTAAAATCCGTTTGAAGAGCGATAGTGTTGCATGATTGAACATACTCTGTTTACTTTTGTTTGTTTTGGTTTGAAACGACCTTGATAGCCTATTGATACTTTTTTACATAAAAGTGTTCCACATGTTGTACATTCTACTTTTTCTTTACAGTTAGTTGGGCAGGGCATTTTTTTTATTCCTTTCTCTCTCAGTTAAATACAATCGTCTTTCTCTTCCGTTATAGAAATTAGTTTTATTCCTTTTAATAACATATTTGCCGATTCTTAATAACCAATTACTTCTTATAGTTCCTATTCTTCTTTCTTTCATTAGGCCTCCCTTTATTACCACCAACCCCGCAGGCTACCAAATAAGCCTATTAAGGTTACTACTGTTGCTAATCCTAAACTGATATAAATTGGGTCGATGTATATTTGCCACATTGGTTATTTTCCTCCTTGTTGTTTTATTCAGTACTCACTGTTGTTTTTTTGTCTGCCTTTCCGCTTTGTAAGTCGATTATCTCTTCGCACCTACAATCTATTCTATCATCAAGTTCTTTTAGTCTATCTCTTACTGTTAAAATATTTATATGAACTATAAAATATAATAATAAAACTAATATTAAACTTATTATTGTCATACTATTCCTTACAGGCCTCACGCTCAATGTCGTTTAGCTTTTTAATTATTTCTTTAATAATCTCTTTCGTTATCAGAACAACAATTACCAGTCATTACTGTTGTCTCATAGTGTTTATCGCAATATCCATTTGTACAATATGAACAGTGACACGTAGCTTCTTCACCACACACACAACAAGTTTTATCTTTTTTCATATTATTTCTTCTTAGCCTCATGCTCAATGTCATTTAGCTTTTTAATTATTTTATCACCATCGAAAGTATAAAAATGTCTGTTAGATATTTTATCACCATATACATAACATCCTATAGACTTTTCAAATTTAGGGTCGTAGCCACATCTTATACATGTTTTGCTTTTTTCTTTCATAATTCATCAGATAATCTATCAAGTGCTTCTTGGTGTTCTTTTAGTTGTGATTTCATTACTGACCTGTATTTGATGTCTTGTTCTTCTAGGATTTCTTTAATTAAATTATTTAATGGATACACGCCCATTTCACTTTCTATTTCTATTACTTCACCATAAACATCATCGGATTTATATTTATTGATTAGCTCCTCCCACTCATTATTTATTTTAGCCATATTTTTATATTATTTTAATACCAAATATTGTTAACCAAATTATATGTTTAGTCCTCCAAGCCCAATCTATATTAAATAAATACCAACCATTTATTTCTAGTATCATAATATAGCTTGTTGAGCGTTTGTTTATGTGTATGTCTAATAATGTGAATGTCATATATTTAAGTTATTTCTTATCCCGATAGTGTTCACAATCGTATCCTTTTCTCGGAGATTCAGTAAGATATGATTGGCTGTAAGGTGAGGCAGGAGAAGTAAAACGATAACATTTGTTTCTCATCTTACACTTATTGTCACTACATTTTGTTATGTCTGGCATATATTTATATTATTCATTATCGCCTACATACAGCACGTCTGCCAGCTCCAGCTATCTGTAACCGTTCGCCTCAACACTAAACGTAATCGCTCGTGTTAATATGTAGGTGGTAATAAACAATTATTAACTATATTCTATAGAGCAACTCTCAGGTCGTCACCCACCCCATTCTTCACGCAACACAGCTAGGTTAACTTCACTGTATCTTATTGTTTCTTAGGTATTCGCTACTCTATAGAATGTAATAAACAATTATTTGCTAAAAGAGAGAGGTAGGGATTTGACGAGAGCTAGCGAGCCAATTATAATCAACTAGCTTTGCCTTATTCCGCGTGTGGCTGATTTTGTTACTCGTATAGTCACCCTACATGTACCTAGGATACAGATTTCATACGACCATTATCTGCTTAACACTGTCGTAAAGCGTCTACCTATTCCGCCACTCTCTCTTTTTAATAAACAATTATTAATTAACAGCTGGAGGTTACACTGTGGAGTCTTTCGTCTCTTTTATCTCTAATTTACCATCAATACAAATTGGATCTAGTGCATTTTCTCTTCTTTTTTTCCAACTATTACACTTAATTCCTTTGTAACAAATAAAGAAAGCAAAATAACTTATATCCCTACCGTTAAAATCCCCACCGTTAAAATCCCCACCGTTAAAATCCAAACCGTTAAAATCCAAACCGTTAAAATTCCAACCGTTAAAATCCCTACCGTTAAAATCCCTACCGTTAAAATCCAAACCGTTAAAATCCCTACCGTTAAAATTCCAACCGTTAAAATCCCCACCGTTAAAATTCCTACCGTTAAAACCCCTACCGTTAAAATCCCCACCGTTAAAATCCCTACCGTTAAAATTCCAACCGTTAAAATCCCCACCGTTAAAATCCCTACCGTTAAAATCCCTACCGTTAAAATTCCAACCGTTAAAATCCCCACCGTTAAAATCCCTACCGTTAAAATCCCTACCGTTAAAATTCCAACCGTTAAAATTAAATTTATCAATGTCGTTCTCTAAAAAAAGATTACGACAATAAACATCTCTTAATTCATCCTTGCTTGGTTCAAATTCAATTCTAATATCTTCTTCTTTTAGAAATAAATCTTTGTTTTCATCTACTAATTTAGCTAATTCTTTTGAGTTTTTTATAATTTTCATATTATCTAAATCTTAATTATTAATTAACAGCTGGAGGTTACACTGTGGAGTCTTTCATCCCTTGTAACCTCTACACGAGCCTTTACGGCTTTGTAACGCTGTAGACCGCTTGCGTGTGTTCACGGCTGTCCAGCTGTTAATAAATAATTATTTACTAGAAACGGTGGTAATGGTTATTAGTTTGGAGTGGACGGTTGGTATTTCCAACAACTTCCAATTAATTACTGCTATGTCTTAAGCCATCAGTAAAGACTGAATAGAGCCATTAGGATACTCACCGCCGTTTTTAATAAACAATCATAGAGGAGGAGTGCAGTATACAGCCCTAGCAAAGCCAACGAACACTCCCAGTCTATTATATAAACCCCTTAATCCTCAGTCCACCTGTGTGTATTTCTCATTTGATAGAGTTGGGCTTCGTGAGGAGTTAGGGAGTGTTATTTTAACTTTGTAACTTTGACTTTGATTATCTCTTTAGTAATAAGACCACGGTTATTTATTTTAGAATCAAACCTTTTAGCCTCTATTTTTGTTCTAAACAATGGAAACAGTTTAAGACCGTCGTGGAATGTTACTTCATCAGTATTACCATCCAGAATTAGCTTTATATTTTTTTGTCGCAATGCCATTCATGTTGGTAACCATTATTTATTCTTGTCATAGTCCATTCAGTTGAACAACGTAAATTAAATGCACATTCGTCTGGCACTTCTGCATGCCAATAACTGTTAATTTGGAATATGCCTCTGTCTCTTTTATCTATATCACCTCTACGAGTAGGTTCTAGTGTATCATTCTCGCAATAGGCTAGACGTATTAAATAATCTTCCCATTTGAAATTATTTTCTCTAGCAATCTCTCTAATGCGCTGCTCTCTTTCTCTAATAGTTTCTTCTTTAACTTCATAAGTTTTTATTTCTTTTTTAGGTTTTAACTCCGGATTAACCTTCTTGTGATAAGCATAAACTATGGGAGTGCTGATTGTAGTCGCTTGTTTTAGCTTGGTGTATTCTGTGATTGCAAAGCAACCTGTGAATGACCAAGTGATTAGTGAAATAATTACGAGTATGTACGATTTGTGAATACGCATAACTTGATTTCTAGGATAGTACATTTTACGCTCCTTTTTTTTGAATAATTTCATTTTGTTTTTGTTAATTTTTTATTTTTGCTATGTGAATCTATTGATTAATCAAATGGGACTTCGTCAACGTGAACGTCTCTCAGATCTTTAATAATTGTCTTGCCTTTATCAGTGATGAGCATCTCCTTGTTAAGCTCTTCTCTGCCGTGGTGGTTTATATCCTTAAAGAAAGCTGAGTTTATGAATCTTTCCCGGGCTGTTGCTCCGGTCTTGATGTAATCATCCTTACCGGTGTGATAATCAATACGCTTTATGTCTTTTTCTTCGTGGTCTTTAAGTATTTTTTTGTTATACATACGTCTTTAAATTTTTTAGTAAGCTTCTCTAAACAACCATTTTTATTAAATGTTATTGGATTTTGTTTTGGGTTGGGCATATTGTTGATAATTGCCACACATCATCATGGCTCAGGGTGGGCTGTTCTAGCCATGAGATGAGTGTGTTATGTCCGCATTATAATATACAAGCAGGTGATATATAATGCATAACATGTTGTGCCCTATTCCCAATATCAGCTCGTTTCAGTCCTGTTGTTTGTATGACAAATCAACTGAACTACATCATAAGCTGAAATTAGACTACTCCGCTTCTATCCGTTGTTCCTCTCTGCGTTTCCTTAAATAATTCTTGTGATATTCATTATCTTTAAGTCTTTGACATGATGTGCAACGTGGTCTTCTGTTGTAGTGTTCCACCTCTGTATGGAAAGTTACTTCGCAATTAGGATTATCCTTACCTTCCGGGGTTTTATATATTTTACATTTTTTTGTTGGCATGTTGGTTTGTTAATCTTTCTTTAACCTACTATTATAATACCATGGTAATGCACGTTTGTCGATAGCTTAATATTGGCTAGTATAAGAGGATATTTAGGGGGTGTGGAAAACTTGATAATATTATCAAAATAATTTACTATTAGGTGTGGATTTCTTCTTAGCTCTATCTATTTCTCCTTGGTTCTTCACGGCCTCTGTGACCTTCTTACGCAGGGATAAGTTATCATAGCTGTTGAATAACAACTCATGGAGATAGATAAGCTCTTTGGGTGTTAAGTGGATTGTTGTCATATTATTTAAAACGTTCTAATCTTGATTTAAGCGCTTCCATTTGGCTATCAAGTTGATTTTGCATAGCCAACATTTCAGTGTGATCATGGCAAGCAATACCTTTGTTTGTGCCAACAACCCACATCCCTTTGGGTAAATATTTTCCACAAACAAAACAAGTTCTATTTTTTGGTGGTTTTATGTCTGTTATATTTTTCATATATAATTACTTAATTCCCTCAGGGTCTTGATGAAGTCTAGGCCTGTGAGGTGTTGATAAACTTTTATTACGTCGGCAGAGGTTGCACAACCGAAGCAGTGGGCGTAGTTTTCATCTAGGTTTACTACCATTGAGGGTGTCTTTTCGTTGTGGAATATACAACGGTAGAATTCTCTGCCTTGGGAAACAAGTACTGGGTGATGTCCGTGTTCTTTTAGTATCTGTGAGATTGGTACACGTCTGATCGCTTCCTTGTCGTATTCTACAAAATTGGATGTGTCTACGGTAGAGGAGGTGTTATTCTTTAAATCTTTATAGTGCCGCTTTAAGAACTCATGCTTGTGCGAGAGTGTTTCCAGTTCTTTAGTGTGTTTAACTATCTCATATCTAATAAAATCATCATCGTTCTTGGTTTTAGTGTTGTTGAACATAGTCTCGAATTTAGCAATAATAAACTCCTGGTCTTCTATGAGATTTTTTACGTTTTTACGCTGTCTTAAGTTAGCCCAAGTCGCCTTGACATTGAAGATGTCTAGTAGTTTAGTTTTGTTTGGATGTATGTGTGGGTTGTGGTTCATATTAGTTATTTACTTTACAAGCCAAACTACTATTAGTAGTCTGGTCTGGAAATTAACCTCCAAAAGATTTTCTTACTAGAGATAATGCTTCTTCAAGTGTGTTAGCAATTTGTCTATGCATACCAGCATCAACAATATAGCCATTGGCTACTTTAGTAATACCTACACGTGTTGTTTCTTGTTTAGGAGCTCTAGTCTCTAAACAAAGTCCTTCATTTTCCATAAATTTATCTTTAATTAATTAGCTATTTAAATAATCATCAGTAGGTTGGAAATCATCAAACTTGTCTTGTGGTGGTTCTTCTGGGGTTGGTGGTAGACACTCCTGGGGGGTGTCTTGGATGTTTGTGAGGATGAGCTCTGTTTGTTCTTCGTCTATGCGTTTGACTGGGTAGACTGTTACTCTTTGAGATTTGGTTATACCTGTTTTGCTTATTCTTATATCCCTATATCTTCGATCTGACTCAACTTTAAATAACTGCTTCAACTTCTTACCAACTGCCCCACTGGAATAGTTAAATCTCTTACCTGGTATATTCTCCTCGTAATACTCTCTAAAATCATTTAATATATCTATTGAAGATGGATAGTGTGGTGAATCGGTTAATTTCCCATCTTCTACTTCTATATAATTATCCAATAACCATGATCCAAGAGTATCTGAACTTTCCTTGTACTCTTGCATAAGTTCTTTAGTGTTTGTTGTTTCCGGTAACACCCAATTCTTTTCATTTAATAATTTATGTAAATATTTCACTAAAGTATTAAATATAGCCGGGCGCTCTGCTTTTATTTGTTCTATTAATTTATCTTTATTAACTGCTAAATATACATTATGACTTCCAGGGTTTTTGTATTTCTCGTATTTTTCTTTATGTAAAAATTGGTTAGGGAATTTAAACATACAAAATCTTCGATCCATGCCATCTGTAGAGTCATTCATATATATAAAGTCATTACCAGCTAATACTATTTTAGTCTTAGACTCGAAGTTTGATATAGCTTCTTTGTTTAAATTACGTAGAGATATGCCCTCTCCTGACGATATTTTCTTTATTTCCTCCGAATCTACCTTTTTACCTACTTTTGCCTCTGTGGAAATATTTAGCTTAGAATAAAATAGTGGATTTCTATTAAATGACTCATCGTTTGACATGATATTAAGGGATAAGGATGTAACATATTTCTTCGGGAAAAATGATTTTATTATTTCAATAAGTATTGATTTACCATTTGATCCACCACCAATAAAAAGAAATATCTTTTCCATTTTAATTTTCGGATATATAAGATACGCCATGACATAAAATATTAACTCCATTGTTTCTCTGTCATTCTTTTTGCCAACTCTTAAAATATCATCAAGGAATTGTGTGAATACTGGATGGTCTGCTTCTGTTAGTTTTGGATCGTAGTCTACATCAAGAGCATAAGAGAAGTAAAGGTCTTCTGTTTGTTTTTCTGTCTTAAATGTTTCTAAGTTAAATACTGTATTATTTAAGTTGATTAAATTATCGTATGGATCCATTTCTTCCACTTCTGGTATTTGGCTGTTTACTTTCAGTGCCTCAATCATTTCATTTGCTTTTGACTTGCGCCAATATGGGAGGATTTTATTATCTTCAAAGAATTTGAATATTAGTTTGTGTATTTTTGCATCTTTAAGTTCTATATAATGATTTTTTTCCCAAACAAAAACAGTGTCATTATTAGTGATTAGAGGTGGTAATGTCTTCCTGAGTTGAATGGAAAGTATAACCGGGTTCTTTGCTTCCTGTTTATTTTGTTGTTCTTCTTTTTGTTCGGGCATTGTTTGTGTTTAGTAATTAATATTTACATGCCATTTTTTTCATCTCTTAATATTTCATATTTTTCTAATATTATTCTTAACTTTGGTAAGCCAATAACAGGTTCACTCTTTTCTGTAAATTTTACTTCATTCTTAATAATTTCTCTCCATAGATTATCATTAATATACATTTCTTTGTGTTGATATATAGTTTGTACTTCATGTTTAGGTTTTTCTAAACTTTCTTTATAAGCCAAAACATTAAGTATTTTGCTTATAAAATTATTAGAATCTGTTACTGTGTACATTAATAGACTAGCTCTAAATTCTTCTAATATTGATTGAAAAGATGTGTTTGGTGCTTTTTTTTCTATTGTCATATATTTTATTATTTACAACTGCAAGTTATACAGCTGGCGATTGCATAAGACAACCAATTAATAAGAGTAAGAGAAATAATAAAAATCCAAAATGTCTTATCTTTAAATATTTCCTTTAATTTTCTCTTCATTTGTTTTATGATTAGCTTTTATGAGATTATTTAATACTTCCTTACCGCAGGGGGTGCAGTGGCGGTGCCAGTGGTTGTATCCGGTCTTCATTGTTATAGCTTTTCCACAAATAATACAGCGAGTGCTTTTGGCACTTGTCTTATGTGGTTTATATGGTTTGTGTTGTAGTGAGTTTAGGAACATTTGTTGTTAATTATTGTTATTTAATTGTTGAGATTACCAACTAAATAGACGATCAGGTTGTTAATGCTTGTAGATCAATAACCAAAAATAAAAACCCTCCGCCTTGTGAGGCGTGGGCTATACATTCTTCCTGACCGTCTATTTAGTTGGGTTATTGATGTTATTACAAGCATGATTACATTGTACCATGGTGATTTGTAATTGTCACTGTGCATAAACTGTGTGTTTTAGCAGTAAGTTCTTGCTGGTTTTTCAAATGCGACCTCCAGCTTGTGAGTAAAATGGTTGTGGTTCGGCTTACCCGACGGTTCACTGATGTTTGGTAAGTTCTTGCTGGTTTTGCGTGGGTGGTGGTGGTATTTATCAACAAAAAAACAACATTGCCCGGCTTAAATGTTGTTTTTTAGTTTGTAGAGGGTTGTTATATAGCCCCTATGATGCAAAAAAGATATTCTTTAATTGTTTTTCAATACTTTTAATGTTACGATCTATAATTGACATATGCTTGCCCCAGGTGGGATTATTTGGTTTATTGGTTTTTAGATTTATCATTATATCCTCTCGTAACTCATATAATTGAAAAAGTATTTTTTTATAGTCTTGCATTTAGTTGTAAGGTGCTAGGCTTGTTAATTAATCGCTTAATGGATAGCTAGTCGGTTTGACTAGTTATTTAAAAGGGGTTAATTGTTTTCCTCTTCGTTCAGTGTTTTTATGCATGGCTTACAAATAACATTTTCATTATCTAAAAATATTAATTGCTTGTCATTAAAATATTTACCGCAGTCAATACATTGTTTTTTTGTATTATTACGTAGCCATTTATCAGCGTACTGTTCAGCTTTATTTACTTTTGATGTAAAAGTTTTTTCAATTGAATAACCTAAAAATATTTTGCATATTTGTAAATTATTTACACCTCCGTTAATACTGGCATAATCAACTATTTTTTGATATTCCATTTAATTATAGTTAGTTTATTAATTAATTATCTTCATCCGCCCCAAATTCAGGGACTAAAGCCCACTCTAAAAGCAAGGTATCGCCTTTGTCTATGTGTTCAGCTAGTCCTTGCAGTTCTGCAATTTCGCCGTAGCTTATGCGTTCATTTTCTATTTCTTGCCTTAAATATTCAAGCTTGCCCTCTCTCTTGGTAACCATTAACCCAGTGTTTTTTTGTTGTGTCAATTAGGGTGAAAAAGTTTATTAGTTTTTGCATTTTGATTATGTTTAAGAATTAGCCGGGAAAGCATATAAAATATATATGCTTTAACGGTCAAGGCTTAATCTTTTAAGCTTTTGAATTGGTGATTTTTGTCTGCTTTACATATGACTACAAATTCTGCTTTGCCTTGGATTTTATGACCTTGTTTTTTTAAATATTCGATTGCCATATCTTCGGGGTTATTCAATGAATGGTTAAAAGGAATAAAAATTGATTGTTCAAAACGTGTTGATGTTAATTTTATCCTTGACCCTGACCCTTTTGTATTTGTTGCACCGAAATATTTCACGGCTATTAAATGATAGTTTTCCATTTGATTGTATTTATATTGTTTTAATTATATTACCGTCATTAATAATGGTGTAATATCTTGTATTACCTGTATCTTCAAACTTAATTTTAAGAATATAGCCACTTTCTCCCTCTTCTCTTTCATTAAGTGGTTTATCATTCTTAATAATAGACATCTTTTGTCTTCCAAAAAATTGCATAGTTGACTTCCTAAAAAAATATTGTCCGTTTGCTTTATTATTTTCTTTCAACTCACCTATTGACGGCCTGTAAAATGTATCTGGCAATGTTGGTTTTGGCGTTTTGGCGTTTGCATTTCCTTTACATATAGCAGAGCAAAACTTGTTTGCTTCCCATGTTTTGGCAGTGTCTGTTTTATATGGGTAATACTCACCCTCGCAATATTCGCAAGCTTTCGGCTTGACGTTTAAGTCTTCCATTAACTGTATAGTTTTATTATCTAATGTAGCATGTTTTGATTTTTTCATAATGTTTTTATTAATTAATTATTAAAGTGTAAGCCCGGGAGAATAATGTTTTATTATTCCCTGGGGTTTAAGCTTTAAATGGTTGTTGGTATATCGTATAAATACGTATACCCCTTTTTTTCCATCCATTTTTTAAGATAATTTAAGCAATAATCAGAACACTCCGCACCGCTCCAGGTCAACTCTATCCAAAAGACTTTGCCGTCTACTATTATATTCTCAAGATTATCTCTATTAATCCAATCGTAAACTTTTTTGCTTGGCGATTTTTCCCTCTCAACGTCTGAAAAATTTTTATCAAAAAATTCTTTGTATAAACTCATATTATTATAGTTATTTAGTGATTAAATGGCCGTCTGGCTTGTATTGGTAAGCGTTGTTCGCTTGCTTGGCAAGGTAATAAGCCGACTTTGTTTTTAAGTTGTTTAAAATTGATGTAGGGATCTTTTGTTTTTTTGTTTGCATGTTGATGTAGTTATTTTATAAGTTGTTTGTTTGACTGTTGTTAACCAGGCTAGCCAGTCTTTGGCGTCTTGTTTTGATAAGTTGGTTAATGTTTGAGTTGAGTGTCTTTTATACCTGGATGTATTTGTTATGTATTTTATAGTGTATGTCATGGTTATTATTGATTAGTTAATGTTTGTGTTGTTTTAGGTTATATCATAATATTATCACATGGATTAGATTATGTCAAGGGTGTTATGTGGTGTAATGTTAGGGGTATTTATTTTGTTTGATTATTTATATTTAGATTATTTATGTTTTATTTTACATAGTTGTTATTTCGTGTTATAAACTGTGGATAATTAACCAGTTAGCCAAGTCGCATGAATTGGGTGTTTTGCCTGCCCGGCTGTGGATAATGTTTAATGTTAGTAATTAATTGATGTTTAGCCAGGATGTAAAAGACTCGGCACTCTCTCTTCATAATATAAAATATATATATTTTATGGCTGAATGGTCGATTTTTTGGCCTTTATCTTGGCTGCCTGGCTGATGTTATTGGTTATTGACTAATAATAGCAAAAAAACCGGGGACGAGATGTACAGCCAGGAGATGGACGCATGATTATGACAGATTTTGCTTGGCACGTCAAGTATTATTATTATTATTATTATCATTGTTATCATTATTATTATTATCATTATTATTATTATTATTATTATTATTATTATCATTATTATTATTATTGATATTATTTGACAAATGTTAAAATCATGTTATAATTTAATTAGTAGATCAATTATAAATATAAAAGATGTTGAGAAGAGTTTTTAAAATAAATTATCA